AACCTGACATTGTTGCAGTCATACCATCGGGGACCAGCCGCATAGCTAGTGGAGTCCCGAACAATGCCAGCGGGGATTTGGAGCTTAGTTAGGGGCATTTTAAATCAAGCCCAGGCATGAAGGAACAAGTCCCATCTTGAAAGAGTCAAAGCAACCTGACCACCACCAGTTTTAGGAGGAAGGTAGATAAGACCCACACTGCCAGTATTAAAGAACACATAATCTGTATTGCAACCGAAAGTAAAACCTGTGTTATTTAATTCAAAAGTCGGAGGGAAAACCTCATCGCCTGCGGCATATCCATTATCAGTAGAAGTGCAAACTAGTCTTGCTTGTATGATTCTCGGAACAGACCCAAGCGAATGGGCCTCCTGACTTGCAACATTGACTGCGAGGTTTCCTGTCCCAAGTGCCAAGTTTGCAGCAGACTTGAAATAAGCGCCCTGACCACTGACCATTCCTACATGGTAAGGCTGGCCCCATGCATCACTGTTAGTGTTTCTTACCTCAAGAACTCCAGAGTTATCCCTAACCCCGTGCCCACCTGAACCAGCAGTGGCACCGAAGCTGGCATAAGAATCTGCCGAACTAAGGTGGACGCCGTCCGTTGTCCCGGTGGATTCAAGGGAAGAGAACCTCCCAGTTCCAGTGCTCGCGGCACCAATGTTAGTCCCGTCGATGGCACCACCATTGATATCTACGCTGGAGAAGGTTGCGGTCGCGGAGAAGTTTGAAGTTGCACTGAAGTCGGAAGTGCCGTCTACGTCTAGTGTGCCCAGAACCTCAAGCTCGGTGGTTGAAGCAGTGATGATCTTCTCAGGCTCACTTGAAGTATCGACAGTGAGGATTGTTCCGTTGCTGTCAGAAACGGTCAGAGCAGTAGAAGAACCAGCGTTTAGTCTGAGGTCGGTAGCTTGGTTAGCCACCCTGATGGTGTCAGTGCTGATATCTAGGGTTTCAACATCAGAAGCTTCATCACCAACAACGATTTTCTTACCGCTGGTATCAAACTTTAGGTAGCTGTTCGTACCCTGAAATATCTCAAACGCTTCAGTCTGACCATTTCTGATACTAAGGTCGGTGTTCTGGCTTGAGATATCAATTGTCTCTGCGTCAATCTCGACAGTATTAATACCACTACCCGGAGCTAACTCTAAGTGGTCATTAGAAGTATCAAACCTAATGAACTCTTGATTTGCATTAGGGCCTTTAATCTCAAGAGCAGCAGCGACGTTGTCCTCAAGAGTTATATCCGCAGCAGCAGGGAATAAGAGATTATCAACCTGAAGTTCAGAAAGAGCATTCAGGACAGTCTCGGCTGTTAGCGTAGACCCGTCAGCCGCAGACCCATGAGCAACAATAAGTGCATACGCACCATTCTTTACGGTGTAGTCGGAGCCAGACCCAGCATTAAGGATAAGGTCGTGCCCTCCATTAAGAGAGTTCTTTACAAGGTAAACCCGGTCAGGGTACTCAGTGCTTACGGAACCTCTGATCTGGACAGTTGTGTTATCCGCAACCGTTGAAGATTCAAAATCAACAAACCTTGCCCGACCCTCACTGCCAGCACCACTAGGCGCATCCGCAGTATCAGTGGTGATCCAAACCATCGTCCAACTGTTTCCAGAAGAAGCAGATGTAGAGCCTGTGGGAGCATTCGCAGGGTCAATGCTCAGTGACTGGCCCAAAGCCTGCTCAATCCTCTGGAGATTCTGGTTAGTCGAATCACCCCAAGTACCGGCTTCATCGCCAGTTCCAATGAGCTTGATCTGATAATTAGATGAATAAGTAGTCGGCATTGTTTAGCCCTGCGGAACCGGAGGGGCCGAAATCGGCCTCGGTCGGTAGTCGTCTTGGTTAAGTCTGTTCTCAGACAAGTTCTTAAGAAGCATCACACCATCCGTGAACTGCTTCTCGTACCACTGGATCATGTCAGGCGAACCCTTCATATAGGTGTACGCTTGAACCAAAGACCCGTACAGAAGAACATCGGGGAACATGACAGAAAGCCACGTTCCGTCAGTCGAAGACGGGGAAGTAGTCAGAGAATCAGAAGAAGTCTTACCGTAATAGGTAATAGTCATCTGATGGTCGGCAGCACTGGGGATCGGACCCAGCCTGATATCCAAAGCTGGCTCCGAAGAGTTCACCTTGGCATCAGAAATTGCATAGTACTTGGGAACACCAGAGGTAATCGCAGTACTACTGCCGGGGTACGCCTCTAGCATGAAGTCGTAGTCCTTCTGCAAGAGATACCTGACCGGGCCAAACTCAACACCGACAGACTGTGATGCAACGACATTCTCTGTGATACGCACAGACAGAACATCAATTGCACCATTCTCAAGCTGGTACTCAGCCTGATCCTGAACAGTCATCAAGGAATCTTCACTCTTCCATTTGGAAGGAAGATCCACAGCAGCAAAGATCTTGTCTTCTGCCGAGATGATGAAGTTCGGGATATTAGAGACAAAGCTTGTCTCTGAGTTCTGACAGTACTGCTGGATGGCAGTACTCATCTCTGAGTACGTCTTGAGAGCCATTACTTGTTAGAGCCGCCCACGGTGTAGTGGTGCGTTCCGCGAGTAGCTGCACCAGTGCCTCGCGTCTTTACACGCTGAGGCTTGCCTCCACTCTTGCTAACAAGTCCACCAACCTGATACTTCTGCATCTTCTCGACCTTCTGGCCGGTCTTCTCAGCGTGAGCCTCAGCTTCCTTGAGACCCTCAGGCGTATACGCGAAGTGCTTCTTTCCTACCTTGGGCATTGCTCTCTCCTAGAGATTCGGGTTGTGGAAAGCCACAACCTCTATGTAGTTAATGTCAATGTCGCCAGCGTCATAGTCGGGTACATTGCTTTCACTGTTTCTTGAATCAAAATAGTCCAATCTTAAACCAGTGATAGTGCCAGACCAGCTTGGGTTACTACTCATATCCCAAACAATTTTAAACTCACTAGCCATATTCTTGTTTGATAAAGAAAAGCCATCAGAAGGCTGGACATTCGTGAAAATAGGTCTGTACTGAGATCTCTGCATTGAGTTAGTAGACCAAGGATAGTCAGAATCAGGGCCGGGGTCTGTCTCCGTTGTCCAGAAGAGATCACCTTGAAAATCCTGAAAGAACCTGTCATCGGATTCAAAATCAGGAAACCTATTAACTTTAAAGGAACTCACTACAAACTTATAAGTTGAAGAATTGATACTCAACCATTCGTTTGCAGCATTCTGGTTGTATCCTATTTGAAGAAAAGGATCCCCAGCAGAGGCATAAACTGGGTCAGAAACTAGATTAAGAGTCTGTGAAGAAGAGTTCCATGTGATAGCGCCACCACTAGTCCACCACCCATCAATTCTAGTCGGACTAGTCTGAGCTACGCCTGTAGAAAAGTCCCACCTGTAAGCAGCCGGAAGATCTCTGCCGCTAATACCACCAAGAGGTCTGGGGTTGCGGAGAGCCTGCGGGTCATCGAAGTGATGCCGACCTAGCTGGGTCTGAGGATTGTCCGGGCTCCAGCATTCTTCGCATGCCATGATCCCAGTCTTCTCCATGTTCATAACTTCAGACTTAAGATCATGAAGCGGATATCTGAACCCGCAGATATCGCAGAATCCAAACGCATGCTTTCCTGATGCGTAGGGTCTAGCCATTATCGATTCAGCAGATCCGGCACAAACCGGGCAGAAGTCTTGACTCGATCCTCTTCCGCAGCCTGCTGGAAGAGTTCTTCATAAGCAGACTTGAGAAGCGGGACTCTGGACGCTGCCTCCGGCTTCTTGACTGCAATGTGGTAGGCAAGGCCAGCAACAAGACACGGGATGAACCTGTCAGGAACGTCCATTGTGTTGGAAGCTAGGTTGCCCGCGTCAGCCATACGTCTGATCCGGTAATAGTAGATCTTGTAGGTCGAATTTTTATCAGGGATAGGCCACAGGGTAATCGTCGAAACCTTGTCATTCCCTGTCGTCGGATCATGATCCTTAATCCCGACCCTGTTGTAGAGATACTGAAGAGGCTGTGCCTGAGTCAGCTTGTTCGGGATATTCGAGTACGTCGGCTCAGAGATTCTGCTGAGATGAAAGTCAGTCTGGCTGTTAGCTACGCCGTCATCAGTGCGAAGCATCAGGTCGAGCAGGGCAACAGTGTCAATGTCAATGTCATAGCTAGCCTGACCCTTAACAAGATCAATCGGCGTGGCGTAAAGCTCGACAGTCCAGAGGTTGATCCCTCTGTTCTGCCACTCAAGAAGAAGGTAGTTGAGGCTGCGCCGAGCAGTGCGGAGGTCGTATCCGCTGCGAAGCTCAAGGCCAGCCCGCTCGTAAGCTTCTTCTATAAGCTCAGAGATATCCGGGTTGAATGCGAATGTTCCGCTAGTTGCCACGGATGGCCTCCAATATCTCTTCGCTGTTCTCCGCTTGATTTGCCCGGAGATCCCTTAGCTCAGTCTTCAGATCACCAAGCAACTCTCGGTTGTGATTCACCTCAGTTGCAATGCGTTCAATCTTAATCTTTACCTCAGACACTTCAGCCTGATTCGCTGTAGAGCTATGGCCGTTTTCCCCGGCATGTGACATCTGCATAGTAAAAAGGCCCCCGATGGCAGAAGCTACGATGCCAAGGGAGGCCCAGAAAGTTGTCGGGGTTACATGAGTCATTAGGTGTTTACCCCGCCTGTGTAAATGACCGCAACAAAGGATGACGGGCTTGCCGTCGATGATCCAGTCTGGTCGTTTGCGTCTACAGAAAACCAAACTCCATTTTCAAATAGAATACCGTTGCCACCAAATCTGTGCTGGTACGGGAAAAAAGACTGAGCCCCTGATTGAGTCGATCGGCTAGAGTTAGGAAAAGCAACTTCGTAAAGTTTTGATCCACCAGAGCTAGATCGTAAAGACATGGGCCTAGAAAGCGTATGAGCATCATCTGATTGAAATAAACCCGATCCGCCGTTTACTACCCAAAACGCATGAACCCTAACGCGCCCACTAATTATCTGAGTACCAGAGGCGCTGCCATCGTTGTATGGATCTGTGCTTGACCAGATATTTGTATAATCTTCTGTCATATTGAGTACACCACATTGACTAGCGCAAAGATTGGGCCATTAGACCCAGGGTTGGCTGGCATAGTAATCCTTACTCTCATTCCATCGTCAAAAAGAATCCCTGGCCCTGGGATAGTCATAAAACTAGAGGGGACCAACGAACCCCCTCCTAGACCTACAATCGCACCCTTTCCTCCAAAAGCGATGGGCATTTTGAGAACTTCAGTATTTGAAGAATCCATTTTTTCAAAGTAGACAAAGGCAGGAATCACCTGCCTAATATTTGTATTTAGATAGTGAGGAGCACCGCTAGAAAGCTCAAAACTCCTAAGGCAAACACGAGTCCCTGAGGGCGCAATGGTGGTAGAGCTATCCAGCGCACTTCCACCCGCTGCTGTTTCGTGATACACAGACTTGCTTGTGCTTTTGTAATATTGACGCATGATTAGCCTATGTAAAAAACATTCACTAGAAACGGGTTACTCGCATCAGCCAGTCCATCAGTTGTCACTTCGTAGTTTAAACCGTTTTCAATTTCTAAGTACGAATCGTCGGTTACTACAAAAAGTGAAGGTTGGTAAGCGATAGCTTCAGCTATTGGTCTAGGAAATGGAATCGTCCAGAATGGATCAGAAGAAGAACCGTCAAAAAGTTTAAATCTTTGAACCGTCGAAATAGGAGCTAAAGAAGCAACCCTAGTCATGCCTACACTAAAACCTACAAGCTTTATGCGTGACGGAATGCTTGAATCAATCAACTGCCTGTCATTAACCGATGGGTTTAAGCTGACTGTAGAAACTTGGCAATAGCCTAAAGACATCTTTAGCCACCCAACTGATAGGTAATTGTGACGTTGTTAATGCCATAAGTATTTGCTCCACCTACAACCCAAACGTCATCTTTAAAAAGGTAGTAATGAGATGGAAACGGCTCAAAGTTAATCCACGGTTGATCGCTGTTGTATGCACCGCCTGTTGATCCGGCTCCGACATGGCATCCGTCTTCGTAAATTTTCGTGCCCCCACTATCGGGATCACCTTCCCAAAGCTCTATTACAGGTTTATCACCAGAAGCTATCTGATAAGGGCACCAAACTACAGAAAAAACTCTACAAGAACCGCTATTCCCAATGTCTACAAGCTTGTGCTTGGTAGTCGGGGTAGCGCGAGAATTATAGAAAACACTTTGTACATCGGTTGATTTCATAATTCTTATTGCTGGTAAGCAACCCTTAGGCTCGTAAAGTTAAGACTTACGGGGTCTACAGTTCCATCAAGTTTTTCCACTTCAAAAGAAAGCGAGGTATTTATCTTAAGGCCGTCAGCAGGGATCAAGATGGCGACATTTGTTGATAAATACTGAGGGCCGATAAAAGGGAATTTCATAATAACCGTATCCCCGTCGTAAACATAAAGTGCAATGCAAGTATCAGAGGACTGCTGCTGAAACTCATCCAACGGTCTAAACGATAAGCTTTTGACGACGCAAGGACTTGCAATTAAAGAAGTCTTTCCGTCACTAACTCCTAACTTCAATATTCTCGCTTGCTTTACGCCAGCCGGATAAACACTCAACTGAAAGCCCTCACTATCTCCCAGACTCCGGTACCAGCAGTCCAGAACGCCATGTCTTTTCTAGTGTCTGCCACTCGCTCAACAGGCCACTGGAGCCAGAACTCTCTGATATAGAGAGACACCATCGACAGATAAGCCCCGCCGATAGCACAAAGACCGAGGCCGCAGACCAGATGTAATGTCTGATCTACGGCCTCTTGTCGTTGGGGAGTGAGATCCCTGTACCATTGGGGGTCGGACAAGTCTACCTCCGAGGGGCCACTAAGTAATCATCAAAGGCAGCAGTACTGGGATACCGACTAAAGTAACTAGTAAGGTAATCTATGTGGCACGCCTGAGAGGCCGCGCTGATAGAAGCGTCCTCCGCATGTGCCACCGCAGTAGTGCTGTTCTCTGCCCGGACGAGATCAACCAGAAGGTCCCCATCATCACTCCGCAGGATGCGAGATACTCGTACATCTTCTGCCCCGATTGTCAGAACTTGATCAGTGTAAATCTGCGTAGTTCGCTGACTCACTTCATCAACCCAAGACGAACCATTAATTATGACATTGGTACTAGAGGCAACTCCAGCGTCGAGTGCTGTTCCGATTGTAAGGCCCGATATTTCACTCGTCTTCTTAAAGTAAGTAGCTATTCCTTTAATCGATGTGCCTAAAGATGTCGTAGTCGATGTATTGCGGATTGTTCCAACATGCCTTCGGTTTACATAAAAATCAGCATAAGTAGAAGCATTGAATCCATGAACTCGTATACCTAGAACCGGAGCCAAATTGACTGAATCCAAGATATAAGCAGCAGTAGTAGTGGATCCATTCGGATATGTGAAAATATCTTCAACGATACTCTCTGCGTTTGCTCCACCGCCCGCTCTAGATCTAAGCCTTAAGCTGTTGGTTCCACCTACCAGCTCAAAGCCAGTTAAGCGATCAGAGTTAAAACCACTTGTGTAGTCTCCATCGATAGAGAATCCGAAAAAGAATTCACATGTAGCCGGAGACGGAATCGCAACTCTTCCTTCAATGAATAATTCTCTTCCGCGAAACTGAAGAGACTCCTGAGTCATTACCGTCCCGCCGCTGTTGTTTTGCGATGGGTCAGTTTCATCACTGCTCAGTTGGCACCACCCATACAACTTATCCGCACCATCCTGCAAGCTATTACCCTCGGCATAGGTAAAAGTACCTGAGGCTAAAGCATCAAAGTTGTAGTTCGGCGGGACGTTTCCGGGGATACCCTGAAACTCATCAAAGTAGACTGCGTAATCCGGGTTAAATCCGATCGGCAAGTTCTCAAGGGAAGCTGCCGATACTCTGGGATTACCGCTGTATAATACAGGGCCGCTAAATCGAGTGGGTCTCATTTCTTACCTCTTTCTTGAAAGATAGATCAAAACCCAATTAAAGGGTGCCAGAAGTTCCGTCGTCTTTAATGAAGTAAGTGATAGCACCAACCATGTTGCTAGTAGGCGTTCCCCCAGCACCATTCGTCGCAGTCACCGCAGTATCAGCAGCAAGCCCATTAGTTCCATTCAGAACAAGGTCACCATTCGGGTAAATCACCGTACCATCAGTTGCGTCAGCATCCAACTCATTAAAGATCCCATCAGGATCATCAGA